AAATAAACCCATATATTAGCCTTAAATCGCGTATTTTAGCGACTTTTCTCCTTTCCTCGATAAATTACCCATCAAGCCATTTATACTTGTTATATTTGCGTTTTTCGTCGGGAAAGTCGGGATACCATTTGTCCAAGTATTCGGAGATATAGTCCCCTATTTCCCGTCTGTGGAAACCATTGTCAAAGTCGTGATGACATTTAGGGCAGAGGGTGACGATGTTCTCCTCTATACCGAGACCGCCCTGCGAACGTCTGATATAATGTGCGTTCGGTAGTCCCGGATCTCCGCAGATGATACACCGTCCTCTGTCCCTTGCGTTCACTTTCCTTTTGACATCCATCGGTATCGCGGTGGCTTTAGTCTCCTTGTGCTTCATAGCTCTCCATCTTCTTTTTGTATCTGTGTGGGAAGACCGCTTTTAAATACTTGAATACTCCCCAAGGGTTGATGTATGAGGGAGACTCTATCGCATCAAATACGATTTTAAGAAGCCTCTCCGCTTCGTTCTCATAGAGGTCTCGTTCTCTCTTGAGCGACTCGATCTCTTCGAGCAATGTGTCGATGTATTCTCCCGTCGTCATCACTTGCCCTCCTTCGTGATATAGTCCATAGCCTTCACATACTGTTCGATGGTCATGCCTTCGGGTTGCTTGTCTCTATCGAATCCAACGAAGGACAATAGCATATCGATGTCGATTCCCTTCGCCTTGCAGGACTCCATCAAACCCTCTTTCTCGCTCCTGGAGGCTAACTTCATTACTTCCTTTTTTCTCGCCACGTTAGTGATCTCGTCAGCTGATGCGATTGCGGTGTCGATTCCTATTCCAAAGAATCCCAATGCACGTCCCACCGCAGAGGTCTCACAGTTCTCAAGAGGCGACGTGTTATTGATGTTTGATGACCCTCTCTTCTCTTCTGCGTACCCCGTAGCCTTTACCTCGCCATTGACAAGGATTTGAGCCTTGACTATAATGTAGGTGTCACTTTTGACCATTTCGGTCTCAATAGTTCCATCGGGAACTAACATTCTGAATGCCTTTACTCTTTCGTTGACGGGGATGTACTTCTTGCCTTTTATGTCCATCGGTTTGAGTGAGGCATTTATTTTTTTAAGTTCTTCAAAGTTCATTCATTCCTCCAATCTGTCCATTAAATGCGATATAAATTCGTTGTAGTTTAGGTTGAATCTGTCTGTGGTGTATCGTGCCTTACGTTTGACCTCGTCTGCTATGTCTCTTATAAGGTCGTGACAGTTCTCGCAGAGTCCTTCCCCCGGTGCTATCCACTCGCCACAAATATCGCACTTATCCATTTCGTCTATTTCTTCGCTCCCACAGTACGGGCAGACCCCTATCTTGTGACTCACGATCGCCCCGAAGTATTCGGACGTGAAGTCCGTCTCCACATTAGGGAAGTCGAACGTCTCTTGACATCTCTCGCATATATACATCTGCTCTCCTTATTTTGACCGCCCACACCTTCTCCATTATGGTGTTGAGTTCTGCGTCGATATACTTCCTCATATCCATCGGGGACGTGTCTGTCTGCTCTGCGAACTTGATGAGGTTATCCTCTAATAAGTCCATAAGGGTGTCTATGCCCTGCCATCCCATTTCCTCAATCGAGTTTCTTGATGTACTCATAGATCCCTCCTACTATCAGCATTCCGAAAATCGGAACTATAAACCATCCCATCTTCCAAAGTCCCATTATGATTTCATTCAACATCGTTCTCCTCCTCGAATAACTCTTCCTGCGGTGTCTTTAAGAATATCGAAAGGGATTCCCTCTCCAATGGTCGGAACTTTGACCGACCATTCAAGCGGTCGTATACCACTTGATTTGATACCTTCAGCCATACCGCTACATCCTCGACCTTCACATCGTAAAAGTCCATTTTCTCTTTGATCTTCGGATATTTCACTCTTTACCTCCTTCCTTATAGTTTCGTAGTAAGCAGGACAACACCTTGATGTCTTCTGAACTCTCTTCCCTCCCTTGCAGGTGTGCCACTTCCTTCTCTTGTCTGTGGATTCCTCGAAGAACGGGCATTCCGCACAGTTATGGTAGCCGAACTCTTCTTCCAAGAGGTCAAGCTCTGTTTTCTCGATCTCGCCCACATACTCGGTCACGGTTATAAGTGCCGTTAATGATTGGATGTCCACCGCCACGATTTCAGCACCTTCCAAAAGGGCTTCGTTCAATTCCTTCATTAAGTCCTCGAGGGTCTTGCCGTGTATGTCTTTAACTTGTTTGCAGATTCTCATCTCTTTACTCCTTAAATTAAAAAATCCCACTTACTCAATTGTAAGTGGGGAATAGTCATACATTTCGCCCTCGTTGTTACCCACTTACTATCCCCTACTTTCAAAATTTGCTTTTCACAAATTATGATTTTAGGAAATCTTGCAATTCAAATATAACACCGCCCTACATTAGAGTCAAGGAAAACTTTTGTAAATTTACAAATTATTTTTACTGTGGTATACTGTTCTCGGAGTCGATTGGCTCTTTCAATCATTTCCGTTCCCCGGTTGCAAAATCGGGGTTTTTCATTGAAAAAGTGAGGCTCTGATTTCCGTTTTAAGCGATTTTATTTTGACGGTTGATATGTTATACCTTTGATTTAACATAAAAAAAGAGGCTCTTTCGAGCCTCCCTTCTACTTGTCGAGCAATCTGTTGAGTTTTTCAAGCTGACGGATGATGATGAAGTTCTGCTCCATCGTTGCGCGTAAGTATGAGACCTTTAACAAGTCCCCTGCGTTCCCCATAGCCAACTTCATTCCCGTCTCCATCAATCCCGTCCCGACTAACTCCGAGACTATCTTCTTTACTGATTCTTTGTCCCTGGGGTCGGTCAGCTCATCGAGACCGTACTTTTCCATAAGCTCTAACTCTTTGCGTTCCTGCTTCTCTTCTTTGGTTTCTTTTTCTTTGAACAATGCCATTTTGCTACCTCCTTACCTGCGGATATTATATCACCGTTTCCCTTGAATGAAAAGACAAATAAAAAACGGGTGGGACTATGCCCACCCTATGCCATAAAAGGAGAAGTGATACCCCTTAAAGGGTCTCGTCTTTGTTGTATTGAATTGTACTCACTCCGAGCAATGCTCCGAGGAATGCGTCGATGACCGTGATGGTCTGTGGGATCTCCGTCTCAAACGGTAAGTCCCAAATTTTAGCAAGTCCCATATAGAGGGTCGCTATCGCAGGAAGGACGATGATGCAGACCCACTTTAATACGTCATACATTTTGTTGCTCATCTTATACCTCACTTGATGGGGAGAGACCTCAACGTCCCTCCCTCTCCGTATTCTCTTTTGACCCGTCCGTTTCCGTCAAGGTCGATATATGCTTCGTACTCTTCCATAATGTCGTCATATTCTTCCGAGTCGATGTAGCCTTGTGACTTGTATCTTTCGGCATTGGACAGAAGATGACTCCGACAGATGGATTTTAAAATAATCCCGGTCGGTGTCTTTTTCTTTGATTTGGACTTATAGATCTCCATAGCCAATTGACCGAGAACATTCGAGCCGAGGACAATTCCAATTAATGTCAATAACTGATCCACGTTCACTTCGTCACCAGCTTCCCTTTAGAGTCGAATGTGCAAGGGACATTCCGTGATCCCGTTACCATATGACCTTCGCCGTCGAGATAGTATGCGCCACCTTTCCAAGTGACCCAAGAGCCTTTTAACATCTTTCCGTCAACTCCGACATAGCACCATCCCTTTGAGTCTTTTATCCATTCGCTCGTTGCCATCTCTCCCGTCTTGCCGAGATAATACCACTCGTCTTTCCATCTGACCCAAGATGATACGGTCATCTCGCCATTCTTACCGAGATAAAACCATTTGCCCGTCTTGTCTTTTGCCCAATCATTTACAAGCATATCGCCTTTTGAATCAAGGTAAAACCATTTGCCCTTTGAGTCTTTTCTCCACGCACTTTTTACGAGTTTGCCGTTTTCGTAATAGTGCCATTTACCGTTTTCGTTTCTCCATCCGCTTGCCGGGATCTCCGCTGTCCATAACACAGATATACACCCCTTCATATTTTTTTCGTATGAGTAAAAACCACTTTTCTTTCGCCACGAAGAATCCTTCGTATAAAGCCAATGCTGACCGTCCTCATACTTGTATTGTGCGAACATCACATAATGCCCGCTTTTCGTCCACTCTTTCCCGTCGGGTGGGATGTTGTCATTGAATAAAATGACCCCTATGCGGTTGCCTTTGGAAACCTCGTTCCAAAACGAAGCCATATCATAGAATCGTTTATGGTTGCCGACATACTTGTCAAGTCCTGCGTCGATTCCTGCTCCTTCTGTTCCGTCGCCGTTGGTGGCATATTGGCGCATAAACCCGATGGTGTCCTTCGGGGTGTAATCCCAATATTGAGCAAGTTCCATTGCGCACATCGTAACGGCACAAAGCCCGCACCCTTCTTTCTTAACGGTATACGGGAGAGTTCTATATCCAAGGTCTGCCCATCTTGGGTCTCCCTGGTCAATTATTCTCGGATTCATAATTGCCTCCAATTAAAAGGGACTCCGAAGAGTCCCCGTTGTTATTCGATTGTTTCGGTTTCAATTAGATTGAAATAAAGCGCACATTTCTGTGCGCTTTGTGTTATGTGATACATTATCTATTAGTTAAAGGTTAATTGATAATATATGTAAGTTGATAAAATCATGTCATATCTTTTATTATCAACAAGCACAAACTCAATTGCCTCGCACTCTACATCCTTTATGTTGATAGGGAAATCGGTCATTGATGTAACAATCTTTTGTTTTTCA